GGATGATGTACTTAAATAATCTGCAATGTATTTATGTAAACTTTTTTTAGACCATGATAACCGAGATTGTTCTCGATTGTATAATCTTTGAATGTAAAAAGCAAATTGCGACAATCTATATGCTATTTCCGCACATTGATCTTTTGTGAGTTTTTCCAGAACATTGCGTGGCATTGATAAATATTGCTGCAATTCATCTTCTGTTCCAGGTGCATGTAATTTTGGTAAACCATGTTGATTTTCATATTCATCTAATGCCTGTTGTACTGCATCCATGCGTTGTATATTGGAGTTTATTGTACCACTCATTTATGTTTTCATTATATTGAAAAATTATTAACTTGATATTGTTAAGTATACACCACTCTTTTTTTTCCCTATCTCTTTTTTTACTTTGTACAAATTGTAATTTCGTTTTGTGAAAATGTGGTACATATTTAAAATGTTGTTCACCATGAACTTCTATTGCAATTTTATACAATGGAATATAAAAATCAAGATACAAATTTTGTTTCAATCTGATTGGTATTGTAACTTCATTTAATATTTGTGCCGTTGGATATGTATTGTGTAATACTTCATAAGCAGTATAATGATATTTAGACTTATAATTACCAACTTTTGTTTTACCTCGAATAATCCAATGTTGTTCTTTGCCATCTAATCCAAAAACTTTCATTACACACACATTTCTTTTACTTGTGTATATAGTTTATGATATAAGTCTTGATTATTAAGTAAAAAATCTTTTGTTTTTTCTATACCTTGACCTAGATTTTTATTGTTATAGCTTAGCCAAGCACCACTTTTTTTAATAATACCTAAATCTGTAGCTAATTCGATTATTTCTGCTTCTTTGTCCAACCCGTAATTATATCGTAATTTTGAAGTGCATTTACCTCCAGGTGGTCCTAATGCTGATGTTTCGCAAATCCAATGCACATCTTGTCCAATCTGTGTATCCCTAGTTTCCCAAGGTGAAAAATGGGTGCATTTTAATTTTACATCTGCTTGATATTGTATTTTACGTCCTGATGCTTCTGTCCATTTAGTATATCCTTGACCTTGATTGGCAATGATGTGTGTAATGCCGATGAAAATAATTTTATTAGTAGCTATTACATTACTAATCCTCTTACAAAAGTTCGCTAAAAGTAGAGGGGTATCATCACGATAACGTCCCTCAATATTTGAATCAAAACGACCTTTTGTGCATAAGGCTGAAAAAGAATCAATAATAAATACATCACCAGGGCAAGCATTTATTAATTTTTCGGCAATATCTATATTCATTTCAGCGGTTAAGATATTGCCAAGTGTAGATTTAATAACAGTAAATCGTTCTTTAGAAATATTTAGGTGATGTATACCTTTTAAGTCTCTGCCTTTGATGCGTCCTTCAATATTGAAATAATAAATATGTCGCCCTTCTGGCCTACCAATATCACATTTGTATTGAGGTTGTTGAGCAGTGGCCGCAAAATCCAATGCAGAAATAGTTTTTCCACATTTTGGTGGTCCGGTAGTAATTACAAAACTACCTTCCGGAATTCCACCTCCTAAAATAATATCTAACTTTGGGCTGACTGGAATTATTAAATCTTGTGTATCAATAATTGATTGGCCGCTAACTAATATATTATCACCAAATTCTTTAATAATAGTATTTTCAATGTTAGCAGGTTGTATAGATTTCTTTTTACCCATCTAACTGATTTAGCTTATCTATAATATTGTTGGTTGGTTGACGTGAACGTATTTTTGAATGAACAGTTTGCCTATTAATTATGCTTGGTTTTGTATCTTGTACTAATTTTTTTTCTTCTTGTTGAATAATGTTCTCTAGATATTTAGAAAATATAGAATAACGATTTTTCATTAATGGACTATTCAATGCATTAATGATTGCTCGTACATCATATTTTTTGAGTAAACTGTGTACCTTACGTAAATTTTTTTTGAAAAACGCTTTCCATTCTGGTAACGTCCAAAATTTAAGTGGCAACTCATAACCATCAAATTGTGCTTTTTTTTCGCATAGTAACTCTATAATATATTGTGCCGCAGTAATCTCTTTATCTGGAGAATATCGAGATTGGTATTTCATCAATTGATACCTTATTCGATTTTACCAGTTTCCATATTAAAAATATGACCTTTGATACTACGAGATTTTGTTTTTGGCATATTTTTCTTAAATTCGTCAGCTAACTGAGATGCTGCTTCTGTCATTATAGTTATATTATTTTTTTTGTTTGGTTCGTCTTCATTGGGTTTTTTATGAGTCATTAAATCTTTCATAGTAGTTTTGGATTTATTCTTTGGTTTTGATGGAAGTTGTGATTTCAATTCTTTTATCACACGTTCCTTTTTTTCAATAGTTTTGTGGGCCTTAGCAAGATCTTTTTCTAGACCCTTAGCAATTTCGTCGTTGGTTAATGCTGATTTGACAATTCCTTTTACGGTTTTGTCTAATTCTGTATCTATATATTTTTGAATAGAAACTTCTGAACGACCAAGAATATTACTAATTTCTTTGACCGTTTTTTTATGATAGCACATGCCTTGTATGGCAAATTTTTCTTGTAATGTTAATCTACCGCGTTTCATAATAATCTCCCATTAATTTATATTACTTCTCTATTAGCATTTTTTAACCATGCTGGATTACGTGTTTTGAGAAAGTTCAAATAGAACATGAATGTTTTATAACCTACTTCCATGAATTTATATAAATCAACACCAGCACGCTGTTTTTTCGCATGTCTATTTTCATCATACATTCCAGTAGGATTATAAAAACCATCTCTGCCACATTTAATAAAATATCTATATGTATTATGACTTTTTACTGATTTAGCATACGCATTATCCAATTGATCTGCATATGTATAATTTCCATCTGCATATTCTATATCGTATAACAGTGGAAATCCGTCTTTGTTTGGTTGACCATGTTCGTTAACTAATTCATCTTCTTGACCTTTTATTGTAAAAACTAATGTCTGTTGTACTGGCAATTCATTTAGTTGTGCTTGTTTATTTTCATTTGGTCGCCATATTGCTTTTTCCATTTCTTCTTGACGAATTCTATGATGTTGTACCATGATTATACTCCTCTTTTATTATTTGTGAAATTTGTTTAATTAGTTTCTCTACTTCTTCTTTGCAATTCTGCAAGGAATTATTAGATAGGATATATGAATGACTAATCTTTTTAATAGGTATCCCGGATACTTTGCCGTCTGGTAAAAGTTCCATAATTTCTGCTTTAAGCAAGATAACAGCTTTGTGTGGAATTTTTTTCTGATTTTTATTTTTGTTGGTGTCCATTTTTCTAATACTTCTTGAAGTAAGTTTCGATATTGACGTGGTATAATTGTAAAAATTTCGTCATCGCTTTCAAAGTGTATAAAATTTCCACGATCACTTAACGGTAAATCAGGTGGTATTGGTTCCTGATGTAAATAATCTTGTAACGTATATTCACTTGGACAATGCTCGTGAAGATTATCTTGAGATATAACTATAGGATTATGTTTTTTTGTAGGAATGTTTATCATGTTCTTGTTTTCTCATCCTTGTCATACCTTTTGGTAATTCTGGTTTAGGTTGAAATTTATACTCGTTATGTTTGTAGTTAAGATAGGCTTTTTCGTCATCACTTAACCGATCTCTATTGCGTTCTGCTAATTGCCCTAAAGTAATTTGATCATCACCTTTGATTACAGAATGTGTCATTCCCGCTAAATCATCAGATAAACTTCTTTTTACTGGTTGAACTTTATGGCATTGTGGACATTGTTGTGTTTCTGAATATTCACACATATACATGAATATTGTAAATTTATGACCACATCCATTATTTTCTTTGTCGCAATAGAAAGTGTATTCTGGCATAGTGATTCCTATATATTACTAGGTTGATAAACATTATAATCTTAAATAGTTATTTTTGACAAAAATTTGGGCTTGCTAGGCGTGTAAATAGCCTCCAGAATCTTACCGTTAATATTCTATACAGCGAAAATAAACACGCATTTCAAAATAGATATATTATCACTAGTAGCGGGTATGGGTCAAAAACAATGTTTTTTACGTAACTTTAGGATTGGTAAGGAGTTATATTTTTTTCATCTAATTTCACAGGCTTTACCAGAACATTCGGATGTAGCATCAAAATTGGTATTATCCTGTTCCTCAATCATTTTGGTATAATCTACTGCTATTAATTTTTCTTGAATGTCACAATATAATTTCCAGTTGTGTACATCTTTTAGGCAATATGTTAATTTTTTATAATTACCATCAAAATATTTTTCGGCAAATTTTTTAGCTTTTTCAATAAATCTCATTTTATTAGAAGCAGTAAGAAGTTGAGCATGTTTAATACCATTACTAAATATACCATTGCTTAATTTAGTACCAAATTGACTATCTAATAAAGCATCACATGCTGCCCATAAATTATTATCAAAGGCGTGTAATCCTAATTCAATGAGTCCAGAACACCAAATAGCAGCATCTCCATATTCTCTAATTATTTCTCTTGAATTTAAAACAGAAGTAAATGGTGCTTGTGGAAAATCTTTGTCACAAGTGGTAGAAACAAGTGTTATTCCCGCAAGACTGTCTTTATGATCATAAATATATTTTGCTACATCATCCCATTCATGGGGTAACACTACAATCGTATTCGACACGTTATGGGTTAACCAGGGTTTTATACACAACAATGGATTTTTACCATATTCTACCCAATTTTCTTGTGTACTTTGAACAATTTTCAGCATTTCGATAGCTGGTAGTTGATTTTTAGTTTTTGCACCATCTGGTATTTCTATAGGAAAACGAATAACTTGATCTGTATCTGTTGCCGAATTTAAACTTGGTTCACATGCCTGTGGATTATGTTGTTTGAAAAACTGAAACGATGTTTCTAAATGATTAGCTTGTACTGTACGCAAAAATCTTTTAGAATGGTGTGGTGATATGCTAGATGAGGTACCCAAAAAACATCCAGAATTACCATCTGGCTTGATCAACGTTGTGCGAGCAGCAGCCCCAATATTAATTCTCTTGGAAATATCTTCATTTGTATCTCGTATAATATGAGCACCTTTTTGTTGTATTTGTGGGTTAAGTGTAATTTCAACGTTTTCCATCATACCAGTCATTGATACTCCAATTAAATATTCTTGTTCAATAATTTTTTGAGATATTTTACCAAGATATCCAGCATCAGTAAAACCAGCTTGTAGTGTTCCTATAATTGCTGCTGCTTTACAACGATTATAAAAATCTTCTTCATTTCGCAAATTACTACAATTAATAGTGCTTAAATTACATACTGCCCAACCGGAATACTGTCTATATCTTGGGTACATGCCTACTTCACCACATGGGTTGATAACCATTTCCGTTGAATCCGTCCACAAAAACCCTGGATCGCCAAATTCTTTCGTATATTGAATAATTTTTTCAAAATCTTTAAACGTTGTAGAATCTCTTAAAAGAACAATTGAATTGTTTGCTCGTGCTCTTTGTGGATTTTCCTTATACCATTGACCAGTCTTACACTTCATCATTTCTTCGTCGTTGTGACTAAATAAACTTAAATATGATGAGTTATGTGTAAGCACTCCATCAGCATAAAAACAATGATTTTTTTCTACCTCAAGATCGTATACATCTTTTATGATATTAGTTTCTTCAACTTTTTGCACTATGGCAGGAATGAAATTATTTATACCTAGTTTTTGTGCTTGTGTGTATGAAATGTAATTTTTATCACCCCAAATTTTACACTTGTCTTTACTTGTTGTAGCTAATGTGCGAGGAAATACCAATTCATCTTCTATTTTATTCCATTTATAGATAGTATAATACATTGAAGCTCTAACACAATACTTTTTAAGTAATTTAGCAACTTTGTCATCAAACACAGGAGAAACTGTTCTAACTGTATATTTGGTAAGTTTATTTTCCTTATTTGGGTATTGTGTACTTAATTTTGTTGGAATACCTAAAGATGAATATAAAATTTGAATATCCCGAGCAAAAGAATGATATCTTGTAGATACTAAACATAATTGTTTATGTTGTCTACTTGTTTGATGATATATTTGATCACTTGCATCTAATACTCCAGCCAAAAACATCAATTTAATCTTCGGTTTTGCCTCAAAAATACATTGTGGTACTACAATTGTTTGACTAGGTTGCTTAAAGTGAGTTAAAAAATATTCAGCGACTTGATATTGTTCATATTCCTGTATATGTTTCTTTGTATATATTGAATCATCAGTTAAAATATATCCAAATAGCCATAATGTGTCTTTATTGAGTTTTATTTTTGGTAACTTAAATTTTCGACCACGGCATACATCTTTATTTAAAATTAAGGTATGTTGTGGTTGTAGTTGAGATGTTGGTATCCACTGAATATCTCCATACATATTTTTTGCTACTGCCCACACATGTTCTTGCGTAGAATATAATTCCCCCAAATTAGTAGTAATCTTAATAAGCTTCCTTTTTCCGTTGTACCATTTATTTGTTACTTTTCGGTATCCATTATTTGTTTTTACCAAATCCCCGATTTTAACATCTTGAATAAGTTTATATCCATATTTCGTATAAATTTTAGTATTTTTTGGTAAACATCGTCTTTGTCCACCACTTAACACCATATCTTAAATATAGCATATAATATCGTGAGCGTCGATTGGTTTTAGTTTTTTTTGGTTATTTGTTATACACCTGTCTAACAAATTTTGAATATTTTCCAAGGCTTTTTTTAATGGTGCTGGTCCGGGGGCTTTTCCAGTACCAGAACTTAAATACGATCCTTCTGGTCTAATGTGGGAAAAATCAAATTTAACATTACACATATAATAGTCTGGGAATACTGGATCTTCAAAATATGATGAAAGCAAAACCCCAACAGCATCTGCCCATCCCTCAATAGTATCTGGAATAATATATGTTTTTTCTTTAATTTTAGATTTATCTGCTATATCTTGGGGGAGTTTAGCAAATTCTGGTAATTGTTTGATATGATGTTTTTGTATAGAAATACCACAACCAGCACCAACTAACAACATCCACGCAATTTCCTGAAAAACTCTTAATCTATCACAGTATGAAGCACTACAATTATAACAACGCATATTTTTCTTGAGCATTGATTGTCCGGCATGTTGTAAACATCTTTGACTACCCAATACTCTTTTTTGTTTCATTAAACGATATGCCCATTTAATTTCTGTTTTTAATTTTGGATCTTGTTCAAAAAATGGAGCATATTTTACCAACATCATATCAAGTACACGTGCTATTGCTTCCTCCCAAGTTTCACGACGTTTTTTGTCTGGTAACCAACGAGCATATTTAGATACAAAAGTGTATTTTTGCAATTCCTTTAAGGGTGTAAGAGGTTTGGTCATTACGTTTTCCTATATATTTGATTCTTTTGAATAAATTTGATTAAGTATTTTTGTTGCTTGTTCTGCTGTAGGTAATTTATTTATATTAACAGATTTTTTCTTTCGTTTAGGCACTTGATGTTTGAACCAAAAAGACGCTAATTTTGCTGGTGAATTTGTTTTAATTGATTTT